TTTTGGCAATGGGCAGAAATAAAGTATGGCCTTAATAGACTTGATCCTATACAGTCAGCCCACGTTTGGATGCAGCACGTTGCAAATACCAGAGAAAAGAATTTTTGTAGAGGCTATAGACTTACAGAAAAACAAAAATGGTTAGCTGCGTGGGCTCAAGGTGTTCGAGGTCGGCTCACTAAAGAAAACCGATATAGGTGTTTTGAGCGAACCAAACATTGGAAAAAACTTAAAAAGTGGAAAAGAAATATTAAAAGATATGTCCCAGGGTGTTAAGATAACAATAGGTGGAAGCTTGGGCGCCCTACAATGGGCTTATCAACACGGGACTAGGTTGATAATAAACAAGCTTTTATCCCCTCCTCCCTATGAGCCCCCAAGCACTAAACTCGCTTGGGGGCTACTTTATTACAAATTGATGATGGACGGCAAGATAATTGGCGGTGATTACGTTAACGCTGTTAAAATCCATGACGACGATGTTATCGTTGTGTGTAAAAACAATGTAATAAATAAAATAGATTACAGTGAAATCACAGTATTTGATGATAAGAATGTTATGGGACTACCAGATCAGAAAGAGCAGGCTGATCGATATATTGTGGTTGATTCGATGTCTGCGGTTTGTTTTGTATTTAAAGATGAGAAATTTTGTCATAAAACAAATGATGATCTGGTTTCCGAAATACACATCCAGAAAGATCATATGAACAGCCCAGCTGAGATATCAGTTGTGTCTAATTTAAATAAGCAACAACTACATGATTTTAATTTTTCTGATACGATGGCCAAGTTTAAAACAGAGACGATATTAAAAGATTTAGGATTTGTCGGCAATTATATGAAGAGAGATGAAATTGTTTTAGAGGTTGATAAAAGAAATATTCAAACGAAAATGAATATATACGAAGAAACAGAAAAGATAAAGTTTGTTTATGAATGATCCAGCAATAACAATAAAAAATCAATCACATGTAAATTTGGCAGGGATAGTACCAGTTGCTGGCCAGCCACTTGATTTTAATTTTCCATGGCATGATAGCTTGATGCCAATTGGTCATAACTATCTTGCTGTTGAAAAAGCAGTCTTTGATTGTGTCGTTGCAGGGTGTAATACAGTTTGGCTTGTTTGTCCAAAAGACATGCAACCACTTATTAGATATCGTCTGGGCGATTGGGTTGTAGATCCAGTGCGTTATGATAAAGGACATACGTTCGGTAATAGACCAAAAGTATATGAGGTACCAATTTATTATACACCTATGCACCCAAAAGACACAGGCCGAAGAGATTGTCTTTCTTGGAGCATTATTACTGGAGCACAATACGCTTGGCATGTGAGTAGAAAGATTAGTAGATTTGCATACCCGGACAAATACTTTGTCTCTTTTCCCTATGGAATGTTTTCACCGTGGTGGTTGAAAGATCATAGAACAAGAATACGTAAGACAGATAAAAACTTTTTTGCTGAGTGTGAGGGCAAAAACTTTAAAGACGGGAGCTACTTGCCGTTTACTTTCTTTTCAGAAGATTTTTTAGAGTGTCGAAAACATTTTAGAAAGAGCGAAACAAAAGGTTATGACGATAAATTAAATAAACTAAAAGCATCAGAAAGTTGGTCCGGTCGGTTTTTTACACATGATTTTGTCTTTGATAAAGTAAATACTCAAGAGGGATATACTTGTGATTTACCTTGGTATTATAATGTTGATTCTTGGGATGGTCTAAGAACTTGGCTGGCGAGCGAGCACGGTTTAGAAAGACCCAAAGACTTTTTAATGTCTTACAATGAATGGAACCCACTAGGAGTAGATATTGAAGAAGACGATAAAAATAATTAACGAAGCACTATTCTATGTTTTGTTCTTGACACTTTTATTAGGATTTAGTAGTATGTATCAGTTACAAAGATTGTTTGGGAGAAAGAATGACAGATAGAATACAAAGCAGCATTCCTTTTGTGGGGCTTCACGCTCATAGCGGAACCGGTAGTCCTTTTGATGGTCTTGGTTATCCTAGTGAACATATGGACTTTGCTTATCAAAATGGCAATGATGCCCTTGCTCTTACTGATCATGGCAACATGAATGGATTTGCTTATCAAGTTCAACATGCACAGAAAATGATGAAAGAGGGTAAAGACTTCAAGCCTATTTTTGGTGTTGAAGCTTACTTCCTGCCTAGCATTGAAGAGTGGCGAGAAGAACTGGAGCGCGTCAAAGAAGATAAAAAAGCAAAGAAGTCGATTGATAAATCGGCCTCTGGAACAACTATTGAGAATGAAGAAAACAAAAGAGAAGTTAAAAATATTCTCAATCGTCGACGCCATCTTATCTTATTAGCACAGAACCAGAAAGGTCTAAACAACATCTTCTCTCTTGTATCAAAGTCATACAGAGAGGAAAACTTCTATCGCTTCCCGCGCATCGATTATGCTATGCTGAAAGAGCACAACGAAGGTGTAATCGCAGCCTCGGCTTGTCTTGGTGGAGTATACGCTGGAAACTTCTGGGAAAACCGTGAACAAGGTGATGAAGCTGTACTTAATGCTATGCGCGAAACAACCAGAAACATGGTTGGTGTTTTTGGTGATCGTTGGTACGGTGAACTTCAATGGAACAATGTACCAGAACAGCATCAATTAAACCGTCTAATTGTAAAAGTTTGTAATGAATTTGGCGTCGAATTGATTTCTACGGCTGATAGTCACTATCCAAACAGAACTGCCTGGAAAGATCGAGAACTTTACAAAAGACTGGGTTGGCTAAGTAGAGGTATGCCCAAGTGGGCAACAAACACGGAACTCCCAGAGGGCGTTGAAGAAATTGGTTACGAATTGTTTCCAAAGAATGGCGACCAGATGTGGGAGGCGTATAAAGAATATTCACAAAAAGTAGGAGTACAGTACGATGATAATATTATCCGAAGATCTATTGAAAGAACGCATCAAATCGCTCACGAAAGAATTGAACGGTTTATGCCAGACAACACAGTTCGCTTACCAAGCTTTGTGGTTCCCGCTGGACAGACTCCCGATAGAGCCCTTGTCGCTGCTTGTGTGGATGGGCTTAGAGGGCTTGGCTTAACAAACAACCCAGAGTATGTTCAACGACTAAAAGAAGAGATGAACGTAATCAGCGAGCGTGGCTTTAGCAAATATTTCTTAACTATGAAGTCTATCGCTGATAAAGCAACAGAAGTTCAGCTAACAGGTGCTGGACGTGGTTCTGCTGCTGGTTCTTTAGTTGCTTATGCTCTTGGCATCACACAAGTTGATCCTATCAAATATAATCTTCTATTCTCTCGTTTTATGACGAAAGATTCGAAAGACTATCCTGATATCGATTATGATGTTTCTAATCCAATGGAACTTAAAGAAATGTTGATTGATGAGTGGGGCGGCAACACCGTGGTTCCTATCTCTAACTTTAACAAACTTCAGTTACGTTCTTTAATTAAGGATATTGCAAAATTCTATGAGGTTCCATTTGTAGAGGCAAACTCTGTGACTTCTAAGATGCTCGCAGAAGCGACCCCTATTGCAAAAAAGAAACACGGTATTAAGGCTGGTGTGTATGCGCCTACGTTTGAAGAGGTGATGGAGTATTCTGACTCCCTCAAAGCGTTTCTAAGAAAATACCCCAAGATTAAAACTCATGTCGAGGCTTTAGTTGGCGAGGTTCGTTCTGTATCTCGTCACGCTGGTGGCGTTGTTATTGGCGAAGAATTAGACAAGTATATGCCACTTATTAACTCTGGTGGTGTAACTCAAACGCCTTGGTCTGAAGGTCAGCATGTTCGACAACTAGAGCCAATGGGTTTTATTAAGTTTGACATTCTTGGCCTTTCCACTTTGAAAATGATTGAAGGTGCTGTCTATCACATTTTAAAGAAACAAGGAAACCCAGACCCCAGCTTTGATGACATTAAAAAGTTTTATGATAAACATTTACACCCTGATAGTATAAATCTAAAAGACAAGAAAGTCTATGAGAATATCTTTTGGAAGGGTAAGTGGGCCGGAATATTCCAGTTCGCTGAGAAGGGGGCTCAGAACTTTTGTAAAAGAACGAAGCCAAAGAATATTATTGATATTGCCTCTATCACTTCTATCTATCGTCCTGGTCCGCTGTCCGCGAACGTTCACGAGGACTTTGTAGAAGCAAAAGAAAACCCAAGAGGTATTCGCTATGGGCATGATATTGTAAAAGAAGTTACAAAAGAAACTTACGGTTTCCTTATCTTCCAAGAGCAAATTGCTTTGTTGGCCCATAGATTGGGCAAAGACTTGTCTCTGGATGAAGGTAACAAGCTCCGTAAGCTATTAACTAAAAAGGGCACTGGAGCAGCTGCCGAACAAAAAAATAAAATAAAACTTAAGTTTATTCAAGGATGTATCGATAAAGGTTTAAAGGAACAATGGGCAGAAAAAATGTGGGCGAAGTTTGAATACTTCTCCGGCTATGGTTTCAATAAATCTCATGCTGTTTCTTATTCCATTATATCTTTTCAATGTGCTTGGCTATTTAA